CAAAAGAAATAAGAAAGTATAAGTATACTTTCATTAATAGTAAAGAACAAGCCAAGTTAAATTTTATATCAACAACAGTTGAAGAAGCAACAATGAAATTATCTAAAATGGTTAATTCTGTAGCTGATTGGTATATGAGAAGAGTTAAGCTATGAGTTTAGAAAGAACAATAAATGATCTTGAAAAGCATCTTGATTATGTAAATAGTTATTTATCTGATTTAAAAGGAGAAGTTGAAGAAGATCTAAAGACTTTTAATGAAATGATAGATACTTATAAAGAAGAAATATCTACACTTGAAGAACAAAATGAACTTTTAGAAGAACAAGTAACAGAGCTCCAAAAAGAAAATCTTATGCTTAATATTGAATTAGCAGAAGTTACCGGACAATTAATACAACTAAGACATGAAAAGTGACTGGATATATCAAGGAAAAGATTTCTATGAAAGTAGTATACCTGAAGGTGCAGTAGGGTTTATTTATATTATGACAGCTATTATAGATGGCAAGTCAGTTATGTATATTGGTAAGAAGAATTTCTTTGCCAAAATTAAGAGACCCTTGGGTAAGAAAGCATTGGCTATGAGCACAGACAAAAGACTCAAGAAATATGCCCATGTTATTAAACCAGACTTTCTTAATTATTTCAGTAGTAACAAAGTTCTTAAAGATGCTCACAAAGCAGGAGTAGTTATCAAGAGAGAGATTCTCCGAATATGTTACTCTCAGATGGAGCTTACTTACCAAGAAACAAAGCACCAGTTTCAATATGAAGTGCTTGAGAAACAAGAATTCCTAAATGGAAACATATTAGGTAGGTTTTACAAATTCAAATAGTTATGAAAAAAATAACAAAAAGAATACCTTTTAGATTTACAATTGAACATCCAGATGTTGGTGTACGTCACAGAATAGTATATACTAATGACATTGTTAATTATTTAAAAAAATACAATGGCCCAACACTTTTAGGTATTAAATGGAAGCTTGATCCTTTGAAGATACAGATTATTGATGGTGTTAAGTACTTTGAAGATGCACATGGTAACTTAAGAGAAATGACTTTTGAGTTATAAATTTTTAGAAAATCAAATAGATATGACAGAAACAGAATTAACAAGCCTCATGTATAAGTTAAATGATAACAATATTAAACTAGTTAAAATTGAGTATAACGGTGAGGGAGGTGATGGTGATATTTTTGGTATTGTGTATTCTAAATTACTTGATGCTAATGATAAGTTTAAAGCTCCTTGGAATGCTGCATCTCTAATGGATGTTGATACTGAACTTTATATGAAAGTTGAGCAACTTGCAATAAATATTTTAAATATGCATTATTCTGATTGGACATATGAAGAAGGTTCTTATGGTTTTATTGGCATATTGATTCCAACTGGTGAATATGAAATTGAACATTCTGAAAGAGTTGTAAAAGTAAATACGTCAGATATGACATCTAATATTTTTAAAGACCAAATAACAAATTAAAATTGAAGACTAATGAGTAAAATGATTTTTGACAAAGAAGAAACAAGAAATTTGCTAAACATGCTTAAGTCTACGGACAAAGAGAATCATGTGGTAGCATTGCAGGCATTACAAAATGTAGATATAGATAAATACATAGGAGAATTACTTGTTATGTACAAGTATTCTGGCATACCAAAGTCTAACTGGAGTGAGGCTGGAAAGAAAGTACATGACAAACTAAAAAAGATTACTGGAGAGGGTAATCTGACAAGTCCAAGAACTCTTAGTCTTATTACAGAACATAAAGGTTCTAAGACTTCAGTAGAGTTATTCATGGAATATTTTGTAAGAGATATGACAAGTATGTTGGAACAAATTGGGTACCCAACAAGTAGTTTTGAAATTAACATAACACTTAAAGATGCAGAACAAAAATGATTTACTGAGTAAAGCAGGTAAAGACCTAATGCTCAAAGAACCTTATTATGGTATATTTCTTATTATGCTTAATAAGTTCTGGAGTGACCGTCTTGACACAGCTGGAGTAAGTAAAATGGGTATTAACTACCAACTTGAAATTAATGAAGAGTTCTGGTTTAAGCTTACAGATGACCATAGACTTGGTATTCTAAAGCATGAGTTACTTCATATTGCATTTGGGCACTTAACTATGTATTTTAACTTCTCTGATAAAAGAAGAGCTAATGTAGCTATGGATATGGAAATCAATCAGTATATACAGAAAGGTTGGCTTCCGGGAGATGAATATACTCATGATCAGTATCAAACACTTGTTAAATCTATCACAGATAAAATAACACAAGGTCTAGAAGATAAGTCTATGACTCCTGAACAAGCATTAGAAGAATATAAGAAAATACCTCCTAGAGGTATTCTCTTTGAAGACTATGCAGATAAAGGTTGGGATGCTAAGGCCGGTTGTAGATATTACTATGACAAGCTGAAAGAAGCTCAGGATGAGAAAGAGAAGAATGGTACCACTGGTAACAGTGCTCTAGACCAACTTCTTGAAGATATGGAACAAGGTAATACTCCTGACCATGGTACCTGGGAAGACTTTGAAGGAATTAGTGAAGCTGAGCAAAAGTTATTAGACAAGCAGTTGCAAAAATTGTTGTCTGATGCTAAAGAGCAAACTATTAAGAAACAGGGAACTGTTCCTGGAGAAGTTGAAGCTCTCATAGAAATTGAAGATATAGAACCACCTAAGTTTGACTGGCGTGGATATATCAGAAGATTTACTGGTGTTAGTACAAGAGTCTTTACTAAGAAAATCCGGAGAAAAGAAAACAGAAAGTTTCCTGATAATCCAGGTCTTAAGATAAAGATGAGACAACACATGTTATTAGCAATAGATACTTCTGGATCTGTAAGCAATAGTGAGCTCATGGAGTTTATGAATGAGATTCAGCATATTTATAAAGCTGGGGTAGATGTTACTATTATACAATGTGATACTAAAATTAATAGTATTCAAAAATATTCTGGTGAATTTAAATTAGATGTAATAGGTAGAGGAGGAACTGAGTTTAATCCTGTCTTAGAATTCTTTAATGACAATCTTGGTACATTTACAAGTCTTGTATATTTTACAGATGGTGAAGCATATGCCACTGTAACACCAAAGGGTAAAACTCTTTGGGTATTATCTGAACAATCCCATATGAATGAAGACCTCCCGGGAAGGGTCATTAAATTAGAACTTTAAAAATTAAAACAATGGCAAGAAAAAAAGTTGAGAAAAGACAAGTACAGTTAAATTCTGAAGAATTAAAAGATTTCTTAAGACATGTTGTAGATAATAACCAGCATATCCAAACACAAGGAAAAATTCCTGTAAGTGTGAGTGTTACTGGTGAAGCAGGTACAGGTAAAACTTCTAGTATAATTGAGCTAGCTCAAGAACTAAACTTTGATTTAGTTAAGATTAACTTAGCTCAGGTAGAAGAGATTGGTGACTTGGTTGGGTTTCCAGTAAAAGAATTTCAGATTCAGAATGCAGAAGGTAAAACTACTTGGATTGTAGAACAACAAATTGATACTGCTGTAAAGAAGGGATATAAAATTATAAATAAAAGGATGGCTTATGCTGCTCCTGAATGGATTCAAGGTAAAGGTGAAGGTGGTATCTTATTGATTGATGACTTTAACAGAGCTGATACTAGATTTACTCAAGCTTGTATGGAGTTAATTGACCGTCAAGAATATATTTCTTGGAAGCTGCCTAAGAACTGGCATATTGTTCTATCTCAGAATCCTGATGATGGAGATTATATGGTAAATGCACAAGATTTAGCTCAGCAGACCCGATATATTTCTGTTGACTTTAAGTTTGATGTAAATGTATGGGCTAAGTGGGCTGAGAGAAACAATGTAGATTCCAGAGCAATTAACTTTATGTTGATGCATCCTGAATTAGTTACTAAGGAAACTAATGCTAGGATTATCACTAAGTTCTTTGACTCTATTAGTTCTATTCCTAAGTTTGAAGACAAGCTGCCTCTTATCCAAATGATTGGTGAAGGTTCAGTAGGAATTGATTTCAGTTCTATGTTTACCATGTTTATTAATAATAAGCTGGATAAAATTATTAGTCCTGAAGATATCTTAACTAAAGATGAAGCTTATGTAGTTGGTGCATTGAAAGGTGCAGTAGGGGACGGAGATGATTTTAGAGCTGATATTTCTAGTGTAATTGCAACTAGGGTTATAAATTATTCATTGCATTTTGCAGAAACTAAATCTGTACCAGATCCAATGATTAAGAGATTGATTAAATTAACCACGGACTGTGACTCATTCACAGATGACTTAAAGTATTATATCATCAAAGAAGTAGTGAATGGGAACAAACTTAAATTTTCTAAATTGCTGTTAAGTAATTGAAACCTTAAACATTTACCCACTAAAAGGGACATAGAATTATTTAAAAACAAACCTGAGAGGGACCTGAGTGTCCCTCTCTAATTTTTATTATTATGAGTAAAACCATTTTAAATTTTAATTCAGACATGGGTCATTGGACTGATGAATGGAGTGACATGGGTAGAGAACACACTTATAATGTAGGTGTTATGTCTGGAAGTGACAAAAAAGAAGATTTATTTACTATTGAAAAGAAAGATTATGTTCCTACAAATGGAGATAGAATATTTTTCTTGCCGGGAGTAAATGTTCCAAGAGTTAAGTTCAAAAATCTTTGTGATGAAAAAGGTATTAGAACTGTAAGAGATGCAACTAAAGCAAATATATTTGTTGCT